ATATATTTTTCTGCTCTTCTAAACATTTTTATAGTTTTTTATTTATTTAGACGGAATTTTGCATAAGGTATAGAGAGCATCTCATCCAACTCATCATATTTAATCACATAAAGTTTTCCAATAACTTCTTCCCAGGTATATTGCCTTGATTTTCTCCAGTGAAAGTTCATTCCTCTAAACCCCCACCTTTCCAGTGAAGTACAGGCAATCAGTGGATGCTGATCATATTCTATTTCAGGAGTTTTAGGTCTATAAAGAAATGTATAAAACTTTCCTGGTTCTGGATATAATACTTCTTCTTTTAAAACATCCATAATCTCAATCATCAGGTCTTCTGGATCACTACTACCAGACTTCTTGATTTTTTTTCTCAATTCTGTCATTCTGGGAGGAATTTTCCCCACATATTGACCAAATCCTTCTGCCATTACCTTAAACCAAGTTCAGTTTCGGTTATTACCTTAAACTCCAATCTACGATCTTTACACCATTCATCTGCGGCATTCCATTTTGATTGATTGACTGCGTATGTCTGAACCTCATAAAGATATGATTTAGTCACTCTTGATTTTTGTTTAGGTGGTACTGTTTGTCTTTTTGGTTTCACTTCTATCACATAAGTCTTAATCTCTTCGTTACTTTCTTTAACTTTGATGATAAAATCCGGAAAGTATCTATGAACACGATTATCTACCGGAGAAACATAAGGAATCCAAAACTCTTCTGAACCATATTCCATAATATTTTCATTTCTATCACACCACTGCATAAATTTGAGTTCCCAAGAACTTCTGTATATGATATTATTCACGTCTCCTTTATATTTCTGCGGATTTTGAGGGTGAAATCTACCCTGATGGTATTTTCCGTCTCTTGACATTTCCTAACTACATAATATATAAGTACAAGTATTTATAGATGCCTGCAAAAGTTAGTGTAGATAAAATTAAGGCAAATCTACTTCACCCTGCTCTCACGTCTCACTTTGAGGTTCTAATATCAAAACCAAGTGGGTTAAGTGATAGTTATTTAAATGATAATGGTTTGCCAGGTTTTACCGGAAAGCAAGAAAAATTGCACTTGTTGTGCTCCGAGGCAACTTTGCCCGGTTCATCACTAGCAACTCATGAAAATAATAGTGATTTTACCGGAGTGACCGAAAAATTTGCCTATCGTAGATTATATGATGATAGAATTGATTTTACTTTTTATGTTGATGCTGATAATTATCTTCCAATTAGATTTTTTGAAACCTGGATAAAATTTATTGTTGGAGAAAGTCAAGCTGCAAGTAAAGACTCTGGTAAACTTTCATCAAAAGATCCAACTTATTTTTATCGTGTTAGATATCCTAACGATTATATTGCTGCAAAAGGACTCACAATTACTAAATTTGAAAGAACTCATGTAGGTAACACTTTAATTTATAATTTTGTAAATTCATATCCAATAGCAGTCACATCAATGCCAGTTTCTTATGAGGCATCTTCATTATTAAAATGTACTGTATCATTTAGTTATATTCGGTATTATATTGAGTCTAAAGATGTAGCAGGAACATCAGATTCTAGATCCAGATCTCCAAGTGGAGCAGCAGATAGTCCACAAGCACTTACAGGAGCACAAAATGATGAAATAGAGGCACTTGATATTGAATATACTCAAGCACTAGCATCTGGAAATAATGATAGAATTGAGGCAGCAGATATTGCAGTAACTCAATTCCAACAATCAATACGAAGATAACCTCCAATATTCTAATCTAAATAATCATAACTGAAATTCTATAGGTCATTATGCCTTTACCAAAACCCACGACACCGATTTACGAACTTGAGTTGCCTTCTACTGGTGAATCAATTAAATACAGACCCTTTCTTGTTAAAGAAGAAAAGGTGCTGTTGATTGCACTAGAGAGTGAGGATACAAAACAAATTACTACTGCAATTAAAACTGTAATTAAGAGTTGTATTATTACTAAAAATATTAAAGTGGAATCACTTCCAACTTTTGATATTGAATATTTGTTCTTAAATATTCGTGGTAAATCTGTGGGAGAAGAGATTGAAGTGAATATTATCTGTCCCGATGATGAAGAAACAAATACTCTCGTAAAGATTGATTTGGATTCAATCAAGGTTCAAAAGAACGAAGATCATACAAATCAAATTAAGATTGATTCTACAATTATGATGGAAATGAAATATCCATCTTTGGAGCAATTTATTAAGACTAACTTTGATTTTAAAAATGATAATACGATGGATCAATCTTTTGATTTGATTTCTTCTTGTATTGATAAAATTTATACTGAAGAAGAAGTGTGGATTGCTGCTGATGTAACCAAAAAAGAACTAATTGACTTTTTGGAGCAATTAAATTCTTCACAGTTTAAGCAAATTGAAAAATTCTTTGAGACTATGCCCAGACTTTCTCATAAAATCAAAGTTACAAATCCAAAGACTGAAGTTGAAAGTGAAGTTATTTTAGAAGGGTTAGCAAGTTTTTTCGCATAGCCCTGGTCCATATGGACCTTGAGAATTATTTTCGTCTTAACTTTGCCCTAATGCAGTATCATAAATGGAGTTTATCTGAAATTGAAAATCTTTTACCTTGGGAAAGAGATATTTACGTTGAATTATTAAAACAACATTTAGAAGAAGAAAAACTCAAACAACAACAAAATGGATAATAAACCATCAAAAGGAGGATTAATACTTTCCACTAAAAAAGGTGGAGAAGACCTTGTTGATGAGAAAATTGACGAAAGAATTTTAAGACTTCTGGGTCTTGAATATATTTTTGATATTGATTATGATACATACACTTCTCTTTTAAAGGAGAAGATGGTTGCTGCCAGAATGGCAAAGACTCAAATTCCAACAGAAGAGGCAGAACTTCTTACGAATGAATATAAAAAGATTAGAGGAAAGAAAGGTAGGTTTAAGGTTAAAAAGATTACGGCAGATAGTTTTAAAAAAGGAAGTGCAGTTGGAGTTAATTTAGGAAAACAAAAGGCACTTATAGGAAAACCACTAAAAGCACTTCCTCCTGCTGATAAGATGACGGGAGGAAGTGATATAAAAGAAATTATTGATGCCCTTGCCGAAATAATTAAAAGTCTTACGAGTCAAAATAAACTTGCAAAGGATTCTGCAGAAAAGTCTAGAATTGCTGGAGAAGCAGGACAGAGAGGTGCAAAAGAATCAAGATTAGAGAAAGGATTTAAGTTTGCAATCAAGGCAGCAGAAAAAGTTATTGCTCCCATTAAATCTTTACTTGATAGAATTATTGATTTCTTTGTTGCTATTTTTGTCGGAAGAGCACTTATTAAACTCTTAGATTGGTTTAGTGATTCTAAAAATCAGGACAAAATCAAAGCAATTGGTAGATTTTTAGGAGATAATTGGCCTAAACTTCTTGCTCTTTATATAATGTTCGGAACTGGTCTGGGCAAATTTGTTGGATTTTTAACCAAGATTGTTATTCGTGGAGGTATTAAACTCGCAGCTGCTGCAGCAGGATTATTAGCAAAGGCAGGTGTTGGAAAGGCAGCAGGTGCCGCAAAGTTTCTTGGTGGAAAATATGGAAAATTTTTAGGATCAGGATTAGAAGTTGCTGCAACTGTCGGCACCACAATGGCCGTAAGTAAAGGTATTGAAAATTTTGGTGGAATTGGTGGAGAAGAACAAAAGACTCAAGGATATTCTGGTGGTGGATTTGTAATTCCAAAGTTTGCCGGTGGTGGGTTAAACTTTAAAGGTATGATGGGTGGTGCCGGAATGGGTTCTATGTTTGGACCTCTTGGTATGTTACTGGGTGCTGGTCTCGGGTCTGGAAAAATCCAAGAATCTGTGAGTGGTCTGATTGGTGGGGAAAAAGGTGTAGATAAAGTTCCGGCAATGCTCACGGATGGTGAGTTTGTAATGTCTCGTGGTGCCGTGCAGAAGTATGGTGTGGATACTCTGGAGTCAATGAATGCTGCCGGTGGAGGAACTAATCAACCAAAAATTGTTTCTGGAACCACTTATGCTGCTGGTGGTGGAATGGTTGGTGATAAGAAACAAACACTTCAAAATTTATCTCCAATTGAACTTAAGTTTGCTTCCAGAGCAAAACAAAGAGGAATTACAGACCCAATTGAACTTAAGGCATTTTTGTCACA